ACAGGGACCCGGCGTGGTGGGTGGAGTTCCTCCCGGTGATGGACGCCTTCTGGCAGCGCGTCTTACACGCCAGAGAGCACGGGGTGGACTTGCCACCACCCAAAGAGAAGAAGAAGCGAGAGGTCAAACCAAAGCCAGACGCCGTGTGTGAAATCTTTGACTACTCGGAGGATGAGGAAGACGAGTAAAAAATCTCAGCATGGTAGTACAATGCAATTGAAGAAGGGTCAAGAACACGTCATGCCGAACGGCGACAAGATCGTCGGCGTCTCCGCGAATGAACGCAAGAAGACGCACAAGGGTAACACGATCACCCAGGTGAAGAACAAGTGGGGCCGATGGGTCTCCAAGGCGAAATCCATGGCGGGTAAGAAGGCGTATAAGAGCAAGGATCACCCGCTCAAGGATTACAAGGACATGCGCTTCGGCAAATAAATATCTTGATTGTAATTATAACAAGAAAACATGGCTCTCATCAACGTGAAGAAGGCAAGCAAGGTCGTCGAGGTCCCGACGCGTTTCGTGACCAAGGCGGGCAAGCGCATCTACGAGACGGTGTCTAAGACTGGCAAGCGCGTGTTCTTCACGAACACCAAGGCCGGGAACAAGAACTACAGCCCGAAGGCGAAAGCCACGCGTGCAGGTAATAATAAGGTGCGTCAATTACACTCTAAGAAGCGCATCCCGAACAAGCTTCGTCCGGCTGCGCAGCTTGACTAAGCAGGCTGTCGAACAGGAACCCCTTGGGGCGTTCGATCTCAAACGTCATCAACTGGTTTAATCTCCAAACACAACCGAACTTCCTATTCATAAAGTACACCGAGGCCAACTCACAGATGGCTTTGACCGTGCATTTTGAATAGAGTCCCTCGGTGATCTCGTCGCGTAGGCGCTCCTTCTTGGCGTCGAACACGTCGCATTTGATCTGTCCCTGTGCATTCAGGTCCACCTTACACCTGAATTTGGGGGCGTGGCCGTTCATCGCTTCCCGCACGTTGCTGTTGAACATGGTCTCCAACTCGTCCCTGGAGATGTCCCGGTTGAAGATTTCCTGGCGCTGCTCGTAGACGTTATCGATCACTTGGTCCTCAATCTTCCGCAGGCAGCGGTAAAACTTTTGGATGAAACCACCTTCCTCGTCCCACCCGTTCAGTGACATGTCGAGGGACCACTTCTTGTCCCCGATGTCCGGGGTGAAGGACGTGCACCCGAACGGCACGTACAATTTAGGGGTTTGGAAACGGAGGGGTCGCCCATCCTTGGTCGAGATCACGATGCGTTTGTTCTTGTATTCTTGGAAAAGGAGGTCATCGACGGCTTCGGTGAAACGTGCCATTCTCTGGTAAAGAATTGATTACAAACTTTAAGCTACGCCGAGCACGCGACACACTCGGGCTCGAGGCTGAATTGGATCGCCCGACTTTTCGGTTTCGAGCGAAGGTAGTACATCCCCGTCTTCAGGCCTTTTTGCCACGAGTAGAAGTGCATGGACGAGACCTGGGCCACGGTGGGTGACTGCAGGAACAGGTTCATGCTTTGGCTCTGGCAGATGTACTTGGCCCTGTCCGCAGCCATGTCGATCACGCTTTTCTGGCTGATCTCCCACACCGTGCGGTAAATGTTTTTGAGCTCGTCGGGAATCTCCTTGATGGGTTCGACCGATCCCGCGGTGCGGATGAGCAAGTCCTTCATTCGCGTGTTCCACAGGCCGAGGGCCAGCAGGTCGTTGACCAAGTGGCGGTTGAGCACGGTGAACTCGCCGGCGAGCGTTCGTCGAAGGTAGATGTTCTGTTGGTACGGTTCAAAGCACTCGTTGTTCCCGAGGATTTGGGACGTCGACGCCGTCGGCATGGGGGCGAGAAGGAGAGAGTTCCGGAGACCCTTCTTCACCCGCGCGCGCATGGCGTCCCAGTCGTAGCGTCCGGAGTGTTCTGTCGGTTCGTCCCACAGGTCGAATTGGAGCACGCCCTCGCTCGTGGGGGACCCATCGAACGATTGGTACGACCCGTCGATCTCCGCGAGTTCGCAACTCGCCTCCAACGCACCGTGGTAGATGCACTCGAAGATGTGTCTGTTTACCTCCCTGGCTTTGGGGCTGTCGAAGGGTTCACGCATCATCATGAAGACGTCGGCCAACCCCTGCACACCCAGGCCGATGGGTCGGTGTTTCATGTTTGAGTTCTTCGCCGACTCCACGGGGTAAAAGTTGACGTCGATCACCTGGTTGAGGTTCTTGGTCAACTGTTTCGCCGTCTCGTGAAGTCGGTCGTAATCGTAGGTTCCGTCCTCCTTGAAAAAGCGCGGGAGGGCGATGGAAGCCAGGTTACACACGGCCGTCTCTTCCGGGTCGGTGAACTCGACAATCTCCGTACACAAGTTGCTCGATTTGATCGTCCCCAGGTGTTTGTGATTGCTCTTCTTGTTGCACGAATCCTTGTAAAGCATGTACGGGGTCCCGGTCTCGATTTGGCTTTTGCACACCATCTTCCACAGAGTGCTCGCGCTGATCGTCTTCACCCCTCGCCCCTCGGTTTCGTACCGTTCGTACAGTTCCCTGAACGCGTCCCCGTGGACGTCCGCCAACCCCGGACACTGGTTCGGGCACATCAAGGTCCAATCCTTGTCGTCCCTGAGGCGCTCGAAGAACAGGTCGTTCATCCACAGGGCGGTGAACAAATCCCTGGTCCTGCGTTCGTCGTCCCCTTGGTTCAGGCGAAGTTCCAGGAACGATTCGATGTCTGCGTGCCAGGGTTCAATGTAGATGGCGATCGAGCCCTTCCTCTTCCCCCCGCCCTGATTGACGTACCGGGCCACGTTATTGTAGCACCTCAACATGGGCACAATCCCGTCCGATTTCCCGTCCGTACCCTTGATCCGCGTCCCCGTGGCGCGCACGTCGTGCACGTGGAGGCCGATGCCCCCGGCGTACTTGCTGATCTTCGCGCACTCCTTGATGGTGTCGAAGATCCCGTCGATGCTATCTTCCTTGTTCGCGACCAAGAAGCACGAGCTGAGCTGGCTGTGCCGGGTGCCGCTGTTGAACAGGGTGGGTGACGCGTGGATGAACTCCAAGTTGCTCATCCCGCGGTACGTTTTCAGGACCTGTTCGGTGTTGTCCCCCCATATCCCGAGGGCGACGCGCATCCACAAGTACTGCGGGGTCTCCGCGATGACGTCGTCCACGCGGAGCAGATACCCTTTCTCGAGGGTCTTCAACCCAAAGTACGTGAACTTGTAATCGTTGTCTGCGAGGATGGCGTCCTCGATCTCCTTCTTCTTGGACAGTTGGTACACGTCCTCGGTCACGATCTCGGCCTCGTACAGCGCGGTCATCGCGTCGTGGAAGGTCTTGGGCGCGGTTTTTTGGATGTTGCTGGCGGTGATCCTCGTCGCCAGGACTTCAAAGTCCGGGTGGGTGGTCTGCATGCTCACGGCGATCTCACTGGTGAGCACATCGAGCTCGTGGGTGGTGATACCGTCGTAAATGCTGCTGAAGACTTGTTGGGCGACTTTCTGGGGATCGACAACATCCGAAAGACCGTTCGTGAGTTTCGCCAGGCGGGTGGTGACCTTGTCGAACTCGCAGTTTTCAATACGTCCGTCTCTCTTTTTCACGTGCATGGGGGAGTGGGCTACCATGCTCTGGGTATTTTTCTTTAATCTTAATCTTTGCACTTAAAGTCCCCGGACCTGACCGGAACCGCCATAACGGTCTCAAACTTACGCGTTGGGTGGAGGAAGTGGGTGTTGTTGTTAAAGGGCCCGAACACACCCGGCTTGGAGACCGGGGCGTAACTGGCGATGAAGCATCCCGGGGCTTCGCACGCCGCCGGGTTCGTGGGTTTGTCAGGGCCGTAGGCCTCCTTGAGATCCATCATGATGTTATATCAGTGACTGACAAAATATTTTCGGTCGTTACAGTAGGATGATACTCAACTCCCTTAAGCAGACTGAAACGCCTCTCAACACTCTGTTCTTCAGTCAGTACAATCAGGCGCTTCTGAACCGGGCCATCAGGCAAAAGTATTACGACGACACGGGCATCCGCATCGACTACCAGGATGAGCGCGACCTCTTGGCCATCATGCGGCAGGTCTTCATCAACAACAGCGGCGACCACTTCGGCCCGGACATCTACGCCCAGATCAGGGACATGAACACGATCGTCATCGACACGTGCGTGTCCCAGATCAACACCGGGGTGGCGACGCAGATGGCGTACCTCCGCGACATCTCAGGCTTGGCGACGCCTCTGGAGCGCCCCCAAAACACGAGCACGACGGGTAATAAGCTTCCGGTCAACAACCAAATCGGGGTCTAAAGACATCGCACCATTTCCTGATAAGTCGATGCTCAACTCGTACATCGAAGAGACCGCCGCCTTATGTAGAGCCAAGGGGTGGGACCAATCAAGTGTGGAGACCGTATGGTTACTATTTAGTGAAGAGGTAAGTTGATCCATCCAATGCAGCGCACTCACGTACCAACGCCTTTCATTCGCAGGTTGGTGAGCTCGCTTCAGCCATCCGGCAGTACCGGAAGACGTTCAAGAAGACCCTGAAGAAGAATCGCGGGTGCGACCTTCGCAGCGAGTTGACGGACGTCCTTAGCTATTTATTCCAACTGTGTCACATGCTCAACGTCGACCTCGACTATTCGTGGAAGATGCACAGACTCAAGCAGTCACAAAAATATTATTGATTAACTGTAATGACTAGTGCTCACATGCTCAACGACAATTTGCTCATCGACGACGTCAACCCGTTCGTCCTCGACCCACCAGGAAGCGTTCGACGCACGTCCAACTTTGAAGATTTCACCCGCCTCAAGGACGAGCCGGGTGGACTCCCCGACGAAGGCAAGAGCATCACATGCAAGAAGAACAAGCGCGTGGGGTGGGGCGCGGTCGAGATTTGCCGGGACGAGGTCAAGCCTAACTGTGCACTGGGACGAGCCGAACAACCGGCGCGTCGGATGGAGCTCCCGTCGCAACTGAAGAACACGCGAACGAAGGTGGTCAAGGAGATTGTCAAGGAAAACAAAGGGTCTCTGATGCTCATTACAACTCTGGTGCTCATTGCCATTGCTCTGTATTTATCAAAGAGACGACGCTGAAGAAACGGGCCAGTCTCTGGTGGTTCCGCGCACCCTCGATGACGTCGTGTAGGGTGTCGGTCGCGATGAAGCTCACCAACTCGCGCTGCCACGTCGCGTGCGGGTTGATCTTCGGCGGCACGAAGGACGGGTCCAAGATCTTCAGGCAGTGCATCAACCGGAACTCCGTCTCGAACGAGGCGTCGAACAGGCAGTTAGTGAGGGCGACCCCGCACTTTCGCCGGAGGACCTCGGTGGTTTGTTCCAACATAGTGTCTAAGAACTTTTCATACGGGATGGATTGTCGCTTTGAAGCGATCTCAACCCAATCCCCAGCTGGTTCAGTCTGTAAGTAATCGACCATGGTAACGTATTGTTTCTCGTCTGGCTCATACTTAGTGTACTGAATCTCCACATATTTCAAATCACTCTCGACGTCGTGAATCGATCTCGCCGTCTTAAGGAAGGAACCCATGGGACATGAACGTACGACACTTTTAAACTCGTTACCGAGTGCGCACCCATGTACCAGAAAGAAGCCAACGACACGTTCTCGTTCCTGCTCACCGTCGACGAGTTCCGCTCCGCCGTCGACGAAGAGCACCGCCCCAGTTGGGTCGATCTCACCACGATGACCATCTTCTCGACGAACGAGAACGAGGGCGTGACCGTGGATCTTAAGAAGATCACCGACGCGTTCCAAGGAGAGGATGGCATCCTCCTCGGATCGTCCCGCGCTGGCGCCATCCCTGCCAAGTGGACGATGAAAGCCTCCGGGGATAAGTGCTTCTACAACCAACTCACGCTGTGCCATGACGACGGGCGGAGCAACAAGTCGGTCAAGATCTTCCCGAACTCGACCGTTCACGTGACTGGATGCCAGTCCCTCTTCGACGCTCGTCGAACGATCTCCATGGTGAACGCCATCATAAAGAAACTCTGTGGGGTCGATATCAACTCAAAGTACAGGGTGGCGATGATCAACAGCTTCTTCAGCTGCCCGTACGCCATGAACCTGCGAAAGGTTGAAGAGCTCTTTAAGGGCCAACCCGAGGTGTTCGAGACATCCTTCCAGCCTGACACCTACAGCGGGGTGAAGATTAAGTTCAAACCGTCCTACGAGATGAAGGAGATCACGTGTTCGATCTTCGCAACCGGGGGGTGCGTGATCACGGGCTGTCAGACCCTCCGGGAGGTCGCCTTCGCCTTCAACGTCGTCATGCGAATGTTAGTGGACAACCCGGATGTGCACGTGAAGAAAGTTGGCCTTAAGGAGGAGAAACCCACCCTCGGCTACCGTAACGAACATTTGGTGTCTTTGCTCAGGGAGAAAGGTTTTCGATCGTGGGTGCTCACCACCGAAAACCCGGAAATAAATTTCTAACGATCTATGTAATAACAAATCATGAGTCAGCGATTCGGAATGGCCGACGGTCGTTGTCACACCATCCACGGTGCCTCGTCCCTCGTCAACAACATGATCATGAACCAAAACGGCATCATGTACGAAGACAACTACTCGTACAGAAAGATGTTGCAGCAAGACGGCGAAAAGGTTCTCAAGCAACTCCAAGAAGTGCAAGCCGACAGGTGCACGCAGTGCCACAAGCCCGTCGGACGCGTGCCCCCGAACTCTTACTAAACGCGTCGGATGGGGACACAATTCTTTATAGCACCCTCTTAAGATGAGTGTGTGTTCAATCTGCCTGAACGAAGTGCGAGAGACCAGACACAGTACTCCTATTCGTTGTGGCCACTTGTTTCACAAACACTGCATCGAGCGGTGGAAAGCCCAGGGAAAGCACACGTGCCCGCAATGCAGGGCCGTGTTCGACGTCAGCAAGTTCAAAGTCGTCGTGTCCGTGCAGAACCGCTTCACGGCGCAGATGTTCTCCACGGAGTTGGACGAGTCGGAGATTTTCAATGTCATGGATATTTTCGAACTCTCCATGGACGTCTCTGAGGACGAAGAGCTAGCGAGACTTTTGACGGACCTTGGGATGGGTTTTACCGACGCGGATCCCGCGATTTTTGACACAGAAGGCACTGCAGAACAGTGAGTACTTCAAGCCGGGGTAGGCCCTGTTCGCCTTCCTAGGATCGCGAATCATCTTCCCAGACGCGTCGTCCAAGAGCGGGCCGGTCGCCCACCCACGCTTGTGTGACCAGCAGTTGGCGCGGAAGACGATGTTCTTGCCGGGGCGCAAGACACCGCCCTTCAGGCGCTTGACCGCGGTCTGCACGCGAACCAGGGGGATCTTAAAGAAACGCGCGATGGACGCCATCGTGTCCCCGGGTTTGATCTTGTACTCCACCACTCCGTGCTGGACGTAGAAGTGGAAGTCACCCTGGCGGATGAAGTTCGTGGGGCGACCCGGGGCGACGAACATCATAATCTTGTAGTACCCCTTGCGACACGGCTTGTCAGGGTCGACCTTGTACACCTTTCGCGGGTTGTCGCTGATCACCCGACGCGGGAGGTCACGACAAGACGTGTAGTTATGGTTGAGATTGCTCAGGCCGCTCCTGTCCCCAGGGATGCTCTTTTGGAAACGGTACGCCTCGTAATCACCGATGGCGTAGGCGTAACAGTTGTTGTTATTTATCCCCTTGGAGGCACCCCAGAAGCGGTGGGTGTACTTCCTCTCCGAACCAGATAGGGGAAGTGGGGGCATTTATTTTTATCTTATACATAGATATAATGCTCCGTGAAGTCGTCCAATCTAAGACCAAGTCCGATATCGTGACCGAGATCCTCTTGACCCTCTTGGTCATCCTGATCTCCACTTTCCTCCTCCGCTGGTTGTGGAACAACAGCTTGGTCCAACACGTTTCCGTGCTCAAGCCGATCAAGTCATTCAGCGACGCGTTGCTCTTGTCGATCTCCCTCGTGATCCTTCGCGGATGCTGATCATGCGGACCACGACGACCACGCGCGAGGCGACGTGGAACAGACAGAAAAATTACCCCTTAAAGCTGTTTTTATGGCACTTGAGCCACCTTTCCCAGGTTTTCGCAGATGCGTACGAAAAGCTGAGAGAGATTGAACTCCTAGAAGTTGTCCGTCGAGGTGATGTGATCACGTCCGAGCCACACGCCATCTACGCGATAAACATGTACCTGGAAGACGCGTTTTAATCCCATTTCGGCACCGCACAGACGGAACTCGTGCGGTTGTCCCACCCGTCTGGAACATCCTTGCGACCATCCGGTTGCATGACGAAATACTCACCGGAGCAGTTTGCCCCGTCGTACGCTCGCATCTCAAAGTTTTCACACCCACCCTTGAGCTCGTAAGACGACATACCATTGTCCCAATACATATTCGTGACGGTCGATTTCCTGTTGTAATAACACGGATCACCGTCCCTACTCCAATCCTTGCACTCGTCCCAAGTGCAACACGGAACCTTTCGCATTTCCGTGCCCGCCGGGCAATTCTTCGTGTCTTGCTTCTGTTTCTGATAGCCATCACGCGTGCATGAGCCGAAATTCCTCCAGTTTTTCGCTTCGTAACAGTCTCCCGCGTTGTCGATTCGACACGACGAGTCGGTACCGCACGAGCGTGCACAGTTCTCCTTCATCCACGTCTTCCACCTGTTGTTATCACAAAATCCTTGGTTGGCCCAATACAAGCAGTCCCTGTATTTGTCTTCGCACGATGGACGATTGTCCGACTCACACTTTTCGGCATCGCTAAAGCAACTCAACTCCGACCAAGAGTCGGTCGTTTCATTTCGCGTATCGCCGGCAGCGTTCGGACACTCCACTCCCCCGTTTTTCGCTTCGGTTGTGATTTCGTACTCTTCCCACGTTCTGTTTCTGGTCTGCTTCCCCTTCAAAAATCCACCGTCGCGACCACATGTCCTCTCACCGCACTTGGTCTCCGTTTCGCTCTTCTGTGTCCACTTCCCGACACAATCCACGGGTTCTTTGCAGTCTTTCCAATCGGTGTCCTTGTCTACACAACCCGCTGTGGTCTGGACGTACTTTTGTTTGTAGCGCTTATATTCACCGCACTTACCCACCGCGGTCCAATCACCTTTCTGGTAACAACACGAACGTTCATCCTCACCGATCACGTTTGCACAAGCGCCAGACCTGTTCTCCGTGAGTGATCGTGTCAGTTTATAGAACCCGTTCTCTTGACATGAGGTCTCATCACCCTCCCAAGCACCAACTTCACAGCACGGTACGATGGACCCACAGTTTCTGTATTGGGTGGTTCCGTTGTAGACGACTTCGTCGTCGACTTTGCACTGCTTGCCACCGTGTTGGGCGTCCCTCGTCACTTTGTACACGCGTTTCTGTTGAGGTTGGGTGTTACACGCACCCGTACACTCCTCCCACCCCTCCGGATTAGAGCTGGTCGCCTTTCGCCAGTCTCCTTGGCAATCCACCGGGCAAGGTGGACCCGAGCATTCCTCCCAATCAGACAATCGACCACACGTCGAGGCATCGATGGGGTTGTAGAAATATTCCTGCAAACCCTTCTCCCCACACCCGACGTTGTTCGTTCCGTCTGCTTTGTACTGGAGTGCGTTACCGTTGGCGTCTTTCTTCATGCACCCATTCGCGCTCTTCTGACGATCACTGTAGTAGGCACATCCCCCGGTCTCCTTCACACCCGCGGGACAACCAACCTCACAACTTCCAACCTTCGTCTTCGTGCACATTCCCGCCCCTTTGGCCTCGACGAAGTTGTTCTCCGACGTGTCCAATATCTGGTTTCTCACACCTTTCCCACACGTGCTGAGCCCATCCAGCACCGTGGAGACTTTCTGTGGCGGGTTCTGATCGTCGTACGTGATCACCTTACACGAATCCTCGGGATCGAACTTCCACGTCCCACCGCTGCACGGCGTCGGACAGTCCACGTTGCAATCCCTGAAATCACTCGGACACGTCCCACTTCCGGACGCTGCCGTGAAACCTTCCGCTACTGGGTCGAGGATCCACTCCTCCTTACCGGCACCACATCGCCCTTGGAGACCATCCAACATGTCCCCGGTCTCAGGATCGTGGCACGCCTTCTTCATGATGTACTCCGTCCCAACGCAATTGGCATTCTTAATCTCTTCGGGTGCGTACACCCGAACATATTTCGGCCCAGGCGGCTTTTTCTTATCCTTATCCTTGGACATGTAGTTGTAGCCGAGTGCGACCGTTCCGGCACTGGCACTCAGAGCGACAAGTCCAAAGATGATGGTGGCTTCATCCATGTCTCTAATAAGAGTCTCATATTTTTTTTTACATTTCAGTGTAGCCTGTCGTGGTCTTCCCGTCTGGGCTGACCAAGGTCGGGTAGGCCTTGGCATCGCACTCGCTCACGGAGCAATCCACAAACTTGTGCGGGATCTCCTTCGACTTCATGTACTCCAACTGCTTCTTCGTCCATCCACACGACATCGTGCCGTAGACGGTCCACTGGTCGGACCCAGTCGTCTTGGTGACGACGGTTTTGAGGTTGAGGCGTCCGCGGAGGAGCCACACGGCGGCGAGGACGGCGGCGACGAACATGAGCCACTTGGTAGTAGACCACTTCTTCATTGTATATGATTACAAGAGATAATTTTTATTAGCACTCGGCATCTTCCTCGATGGCTCCATCGTCAAACTCCTCCTCCTCTTCTTCATACTCAGCCTGGACATCGGAAGCGGCCGGTGGGAGCTCGATACCCTGGAAGGCGAAGGACGGGAGCTTTTGTTGTTCCTCCAAGAGGCATTGGGTCAGACGGATCGTGACTCCACATTTGCCATCGATGAACCACAATTGGACGCAGTCGATGATGGCGTAGAGCTTTTGACCCTTACCGATGGTGTTCAGGCTCACCGCCTGGCGCTGCATGTTGTAGCACTCTGGGATGAAGCCACCATCGTTGTTGGTCAAAATCTTAATTTTGAACGTGTCCGGGTACTCGGGTTTGGAGCTCTTTCGCACGATGGGCTTGTACAAGGCTTCGGCGAAAACTTCCTTTGCAAACTTTTTCCCCAAAAGTTCTTCGGAATTGGCCGTCACGTGGTCGATGATTCGTTCGTCGAGGGCCTGAAGCTTGGCCTTAAAGGCGCTCGCCTCGGCGTTGTCCTCGTCGAATGACAGGTCAAGGCTGTAGGTGCACTTTTTCGTGCTGTCGTCTTCGTAGCAACTGAGTCCGTAAGGGGCGCGCATCTTTGGGCATTGGATGTAGAGCTTCTTGTTGTCGCCGTGGTTGATGTAGATCGTTTTACCGCCATTTTTATTTTTGCGGAGCTTGGAGAAGTGCACAGTGTTCGGATCGAAGTCGGAGGCTTGTTGGATAGACATAGACATGTGGCTGGTTGTTGTACTTACGTATACCACGAGTTCCTTAAGCTCAATTTTTTTATGACCCAACTATAAGGATCATGTCCCTGGGTGTCGCCTTAGGCGTCCTCTCGGGTCTGTGCTCCTGTGTGTGTTCGCTCAGCAGCACAGGTGTCGGCTCGTACACGTGCACACAAGGCACGTTCGACCCAGGCAAGTCCAAGTTCGACAAGACGTGCTTTGTCTTCCCCGAGATCGACTACCCACCGCAGATAGAGGGTCTGGTAGGCAGGTACGTCCATTCAACATTCGACAAAGATGAGACCGTGTGGAAGGACATCTCCGGGAACAAAAATCACGTCACCGAAATCACAGGTGACGGCCTCGAGGTCGACAAAGGATTGGTCAAAGGTTCGGTGAACGAGACCATGCTCTTCCCCGAGGTGTGGTCCGATGCCTACACCGTAGCCTACGTCGGCAAGTATCACGGTTTGAACAAAGGTCGCATCCTGACCTCCGGCGAAGACGGCGTCAACTGGCTCGCCGGTTTCCACGAAGGGAACGTCGGCGTCGCCTACCACGGCGACGACAGTGGGTGGTTGACCGAGGAAGCCATGCAACACCAAGCGCTCGCGTGCGTGGTCGACCGACCCGACAAGATCCGCGTCAACGCCGAAAACCGAACGAACGCGGACTATTCCAACGGGGTCACGCCGTCTCGGGTGGGGATCAACAACATGGAAGAGAAGAGCGACTTCGCCATCGCGGAGATTTGGCTCTTCGACAAGGTCATAAGTGACGCGGATGCTAAGAAGCTCGAGAGGTACCTTATGGAGAAGCACATGCACCCGGGTGATACCAATCACTACAAGAAAGGGAAACCACCGGGGTTGGAGCAGGAAGACACCGAAAATGACATCTGGGAAATCTCCGGGAACCCCGAGTACTGCCGCGCGAAAGCGGCCGAACTCAAGTACGACATCTTCGCCCACCGGAACGACACACAAGAGTGCTTGTTCTACAACAAGACGGATGACTTCGAAGGGATGGAGGAGGACGGTGAATCACCGGACATCTTCACCACGGGTTGTGCCGCAAAAGGAAAAAAAATAAAAGATGGATGTTAAGTAATAGACAGATGTCGAAGGCGAAGTTCGCCATCGCAGCCTTTGTGTTGTTGTTGTGTTCACTGTCTTCGGTCTTGGTCGGGTACTTTGACTGGTACGACAAACTGCAAAAGAAGAAGGCCAAGGACAAAAAGGCAGAGGAGGAAGCGGGTAACTTCCTCCCGGAGTACGAAGGGTTGTTGAAAGCGAGGTACATCAAAATCAAGTCGGGTGATGGGTACAAGCCGATGGTCGATTTCGTGGACATCATCGACCCCCAACGCGTCCCGATCACGTCGTACACCGTGTCCATCACAGACGACGTCCTCGAGATTGACTTGGGGAAGGACGAGAAAGTGGACGTCGTCACCGTTTTCGCACCCGAAGGACTGACCGCCAAACTGAGGGACGGGAAGATGCAACTCATCAAGGATGACGGGGACGTTGTGGTGGATGAAACTTTGGTGGGGATGTTCCGCACCTACACCTACGACGATCTCACCGAAGACTTGAAGGGGAGCAATGATGTTCGAAAACTCTTGGGCTTTAGGATCACGGATGACCAGGAAGACGTGGACCGAGCATACAACGCATCACGGGATGCATTTCAGGCTACTTTAGGGACCGAGGAGTAACGGGTGGTTGTACCACGGTTTTAGGTGACATTCATTATTTCGCACAAATTATTTTTCACAATCATGGGAACAACCATAGGTGATGGTTGTGAAAAAAAATCTAGGATGTAAAATATATACAGAATGGGATTGTTCAAGGACTGTGGTTGCGGATGTGGAGGCCGTAAAGCCAAGATTAAGTTTCAGACTTCCGTGATCGCCGCGTTGATCTTCTTCATCGTGGCCAACCCGCAGACGTACATGCTCACCCGGCGTTTGTTCTCGAGCCGTCTCTCCTCCGTGAACGGCAGCCCGACTCTCCCCGGTTTGTTGTTACACACCGTGGTCTTCGGTCTTATCGTGTGGGGCACCATGCAAATCAAGCCGAAGCGTGAACAGTACGAAGCCATGGTAGCCGCCCCGGCCCCGTCACCAGCGCCGGCTCCGGCTCCGGCTCCGACTCCACCAAAGAAACTTCCTCCCGTTGAAGTCCCAGCGCCCAGTCCGAGCGTGGAAAAGACGCACGAAGTGATGATGGTGGAAGACGAAGGCATCTCTTTCGCCCCGATCGACACCGACCTCCAAATGGGTGAGTTCGACGCCATGGTCGGCCCGGCTCCGACGCGTAAAGAGATGACGTGTGGCTGCCCAGATGGAAGCAGCGTCCGCGTCACCAAGTAATCTGAGCCCCGAGGCCCACAAGACTCCCCAATTGGGGATTTTCGGTTTTACACGTGACGAATCATGACTCGTCACGTGTAAAAC